GACACATCGAAGCCGCCAAGCTGTGTGCCTGCCATACCAGCCATACGCATCAGCTTATAGAACATAGAGCCGTACGTGGTGGCGTTGTATGCGCCGGCTCCCTCTTCCTGTGTAAGGTTCGTGTCATAGCTGACAGAAGCACCACCTACTGACTTGGATGTTTGCACCATAGCCGGACTGCCGGGAATGCCGGCTGGCAGATCGGCACCACCGGAAACACCGCCGGGATTTGCTGCCGCTGCCGCGCGCGCTGACATAACCATCATATGAGCCGCATAGTAAGCCATCGCCATTGCACGCGGTGGCTCAGTCCAAGGCGGCATCAGCAGCATTTGGTCAGCGTAGGCAAGCCACATTCCCAACTGATACTCTGGGAATGTTACCGTGCTGGTGAACTCTGGCAGCATCAGGCGGAACTGCTCGGATGTGAGCGGCGTGCCCTCAACTGGTGGCATGATATCCGGTGGTGGTACGGTAACGCTCATCTCACACCTTTGACACTTTGGTCGAGTGGAACATCTTGCCTTGCGTCGTGTTGACGGTGGTACCGTTCACGTGCGAGACTTCGTGCGTTCCTCCGGTGCGATCACGCACAATGTCACCCGGCTTGATACCGTGCGCCTTCGCCTGCTTCTGCACACCCGCCATACCACGTCCGAAGTTGCGATTGCCAGTGGCTGACCACGCATCACCTACCTTTTTTTTTGAGCCGAAGTATGCAGAGTCAACGCGATAGCTGCCTGGTGCACGCGTCGCCTCTTCATGCTTGCGTACATTCTCATAATGGGCTTTGCCAAGGTCTGCGTGTGTGCCATGCCGGTTGAAGTGTTCGGGCCTGCCTGGAATATCCTCCAAGTACGGAGAAGGACCACCAGGATAACGCAGACCAAGACCGGCACCACGCTTGCCTGGACCTGCATATGTCGTGTCGGTGTACTTGTGACGCGTCTGCTGATAGGCGACACGCATCGCATCGGACACAGGAACGCCACGCCGAAGCGCATCATTCAGCGCGCCCTTGAAAAACACCTTATTGTCACCGGAGATGACCCAGCCGAGTGACTCCGACTTCTTGTTGTCTGGACGAATGCCTGGTGCCTCGCGTCCCTTGCCATGTGACTCGCCGTTGTCCTTGCTTGGGAAGTACGGATCGTTGCGTGCATTCGTCGACGGCACTTTGACTGACTTCGGCAGTTCATCGCGTGACCGCACAAGTCCATGTGCCGTGCGCTTGAATGCTGTCAGGTCAACGGTGCGTCGATCACTCAGCGTCGCCGGCTTGTATGCTGGTGACGGTGTGGCTGGTTGATATGCTGTTGACGGTGTTGCCGGCGAGGCAGCGGCGGACGGTGTGGCTGGTTGATAGCGTCCGGCTGTCTGTGGACTCGGACCTGTCAGCGGAGTCGCATCGTTGATCTTGTAACCAGTCCGCCTGCCGCCGACCCAACTCACAGCGCCATTGTCGGACAGCGAGTAACCAGACTTCTTGCCACCGACCCAGCTTTCAGCGCCAGCCATATCATCGCGCCCCAATGCACGCTTGCCACTGATGCGGCGGCGGATGCTGGACACGAGTGCATCTTGCGTCTTGCCAGTGCGACGACCCAGCCGCATCAGCACGGTATCAGTTGCCATGTTCTTTTCCCCATGTGGAAGCGGCTTGACGATGGTGGTGATCTTGTAGGGGTCGTCGTCGCGGGTATGACTGCGAATGTCGCCGCCCGACGGATACCCCTTGGCTGATTTCGATGTTGACACTGACCGCACCTTTGGCGACTTGCCAAATAGCTCTGACGCTGCCGCCTCGCGTGTAGGATGTTCACCAGATCGCACCTCGGAACCTCTCGGTCCTTTGTAATGATAGGCGACATACGTCGGTGTTGAATCGCGTGTCTTTCCCGCTTTGCTCATCGCTATTGCAATCGCCTGCTTCTGTGGATGCCCGGAGTGCACCAGTTCGCTGATGTTACGGCTGATCGTCTCTTGACCTGATCCTGACTCCAGCGGCATGACACACTCCTAAGCATCCAACAGAATCACGGCGTCGGCGGTACTGGCGTGGTTTCGGCGAGCGTCGGCTGAAACGAGTCACCATACTTGGCTTGCATCTCAGCGACACGCTCCGAACGTGCCTTCATCACCGCCATCTCTTCCTGCTGCTGATAGACGGATTCCGCCTGTGCACGTGCCGCAGCCACACGCTGTGCGATGGCGATGGCGCCCGCTGTGCCCGGCAGCGGCGGTGGCAGCGGTGGCGGGTTCTCAGTGAAGTGCTGAAGGTAGTCATGCTCAGCATCTTCGATGGGCATGTCCCACACACCAGGGATGCCGGTGTTGGTTCCAGTCACGGTGTATGTCGCCGTGGTGTAGTCGTCGCGAATGATCGTGACGTTGCCGGTGATCTTGACACGCCGATAGCCTTCCGGTGTGGTGGGATCGACATCGGCAGCCGCTGCGATCTCCTTCATGCGCTCGTTGTGCTCGACCAGCGCCGCCTCGTACTTCTCCTGCGATGCGGCTTGTGCTGCCTGCGCGTCAAGCGACAACTGTGTGAGTTGCGCTTGCTCCTGTTCGGCACGCAGGTTGCGAGCAATGCCGGCTGCCGTTTCGAGATATGTTCGATCCAGTTCGGACAGCGTGGTGGTGTCGGTTGCATCCATCAACGCCTGCTGTGCTGCTTGCACTTCCATTGGCGTTGCCATGTTCGGGTCGATGACAGGCAATGCACGACGCGGGCGCGTGGGCGGTGCGGTCACTGACGCCGCTGCCGCCTGCTCGCTCTGTGTTGCCTCTGATGCCGCAGCCAATTCTTCAGGGGTCGGCTCAGCGGTGCCACTCATAGTGATACTCCTTTCAAGCACCGTGGCTACAAGTGAGCCACGGTGATCTTGTCAATCAGTAGGATCGTTGCAAGTATTAAATTCCTCAGATGCCGTCCCGATAAGCCATCGTTTCTGGGCGCACGAGTTCCACAACACCCAGCTTGCCGTAGTATGTGGTAAGCTGCCAGATGGAGCGGTACTCGATGGGCGTATGAGCAAGTGGCACCATCGGGAAGCGCACATAGTCCTTGTCCTTGGTGTACGCCACCATCCGGTTCGTGACACCAACACCAAGCCCGGTCAGCCACTTCACCGGCTGGATGTTGAGCGGCACACCGTTCGCCGCGTTCGAGATGCTGTTGGCACGCAGGAACTCAAGCGTCGACACGTTGCCGGCGGTGCTCACCTTCTCCGATGCGATGGCGGAGAAGGCTGCCGGTGGCAGGCGCAGTTCGCGAGGCACGACAGAGTTGCCGGAAGCATTCCACGCCGCCGTCAGGATTTCGTTGACGTCGAGCAGCTTCTCGTCGGGCGTCTTCTGTGCCCACAGACGCGAGGTGGCGCCTGCATTGTTGGCGACGTTTGCCGGCGTGATAAGCGCACTGTTGAACATGCCGGTTTTGGCATACGTGGTGTCACCAGTATAGACCATCTCGTCGATGTCCATCTGGTACTTCAGCTTCATCGCATCGTAGTACTGGCTGTCAATCGGACGACCAACACGCGATGCCGACTCCAGCTCAAGCAACGTCCACTTGAGTTCGGTGCCCCACGGCAGCAACGGATTGACGATCTTGCCGATGTCGATCTGGACACCAGTGATCGCATTGCTGTTCTTGCCGATCCAGTTCTTGCCAGTCGGCGTGATGCCACCAGGCGAGGCGTAGCTGGTCAGCGTGTAACTGCTGTACTCGTCGCCCATCGTGACATCTTCGCGAAGATCAATGTCACGTCCCCATGTCACCGCAACCAACGGCTCATGGAGAGTCATGTCGAGGCGTTCGAGTTCGCCGATGAGGAAGGCGCCAGTCGAGTCAATGGTGAACTGACTGGCGGTGTCGAAAGTCATGAAGTTGTCGGTGGTGAAGTGCTTGATCCACTCCTGACCGCCGACGTTCGACATCGCGGTGGAATTGCCATAGCGAGGCTTGATAGCGTGCATGTGAGTGTCGCTCCCCTTCCGGGACTATATGTTGAAGATCACGGAACCAAGTTGACGTTGATTTCCGTGTTCCCGGCGGCATCAGCCGGTCCCATGAAGATACCGGGGATGGCGAAGCCGCTTGTGGTGGGGTCGGTGGACTCGAAGCCGCCCGTGATATGTGAGCCGGACGGTGCCGCCTTCCACAGATAGACAATGCCACCCTTGACTGCCGCTGTCGAGCCGGACAGCAACACCGAGATGTAGCCAAAGCGCAGCACATCAGCGGAGTTCTGCTGTGGTGCGATGGTGCCGGTGCCAAGCGGATCGTTGGCATTCGCGCCGGTCGTCGGGAACGGACGAACCAGAATGCCATAGATCAGGTCTACAGTGTCGGTGGCAGTCATCACGCGGACATTGCCCACGTTGCCGCCCGTGTTGTCAATGACAACCGGAACGCCGTAGCCTGTCGGGCGTCCGGTCACACCAAACGGCGTGAGTGACACAGGCTCGATGATCGAAGCAAAGCCTCGATTCACATTGCCGGGAATGCCCGCCGGCATACGAGTCAAGTATGCGACCATTGTTTACGCTCCTTTATCGAATTTCTGAGTGGATCAGACAGGCTGACCGTAACGCTCCCGGTTGCGCTTGTTGATGTCAGCCGCCGACGGCGCACGCGCGGTGGTGAAGCCGTTCGGCGCGTGGTTGATGTGCGTCGCACGACCACGACGCTGTGCGAGGATGTTCGCTGCGGCATTGTAGACCATGCCAACAGCATCGCACGTCATGGAGTTGTCGTTGAATGTACGCGGTGCATTGCCCTCCATGAGTGTGCGAATGGTTTCGGCGCCGTCAGCGGTGCGCATGGAGGCATCCAGCACATCGCGGCGGAATGCGCACATATCGCTGAACGTGCGCTTGGCTGGAGCCGCCGAGTCCATCGTCGGCAGCGAGATACCCGGCACCAGGATTTCCGCCTGACTCAGCATACGCTGCCACGAGTCACGCAGCGAGGCTGAATCGCCAACCGTCGCACGCCGTGGCATTGCGTGATCGGCAGTGCGCCTATCACCAGTGTATTCTTCTTCGGGTGGTGCTGCCTCTGCCGCAGGCTCTGGCTCTTCGGCACCTTCCTCGCCCATATCACCACCCTCGCCATCATCGGCAAGCATGGCAAGGACTTGCTCCATCTGATCCTGACGAGCAGAGATCGCCTGCAACTGCTCCATGATTTGCTGGAGCGGATCGCCACCGCCAGCAGGATCAGCACCGGCTGCTGGATCGGTGGCAACAGCCGGTGACTCAGCACCAGGCTCGATGGCATCCGTGCCACCACCGCCCGACGTTGCGCCACTGCCATGCACGTTGATAGTCACGTGATGATGACCGGGACCATCACCACCGCCCATCATCGGGTCTTCATCGCCCGAGATGACTTCCCCGAGCAGATCGGGGTCTTTCGACAACTCAGCGACCGCATTGAGGACGCCAGCCTCGTCACGCGTACGGACAGCGCGCGCAATGCGGTTGCGGAACAACTGCACCCTGTTAGCCATTGCAGAATCTCCTATTGAACATAGTGCGCCGCACCGTCCCTTATGGACAAGTGCAACATGGTTGCCTACGATGTTGCGCTGCCTACCTTGCCCAGGTGCGTCCTGCACATATTCGGCATCGTAGCCTGACGAAACCTCACGCTTTCCCGTGCGTATGGAATGGATCGCGAGTTGGTCTTTAACCAGCAGATCAGCATACATGAAGTTGGAGTCATAGCGTCTGCCGTCGCCACGCCTCGGATTCATCACTGTCCCGACCGTGTACTTCTTGAAGTTGTCGGGTGTGATCTTGCCACCGGGAGGATGATCGTCAGCAACAGGCTTGCCGTTGAATGATGCGATTGTCTCCGGGCGGAAGACTTCGGCTTCATCACGCACGATACGGATGATGCCGTTGCGGTCGGGTTCGACTGGTATCTCACCAGCGCCGTATAGCTGTGTGCCAACGCGTGCGATGGGTACTGCACGACATAGGAGGAAGCCTTCCGGCGTCATCTCCTGTGTTTCACCCAGCGACTCCGTGGTGAAATACGAAGCGTCATCTTCGGTGAAAGCGTCCATTATGACACCTCTCGTATCCAGCACGGCACGCCGCGTCCGTATTCGTAGAGATGATGATAGAGCAACGCCAGTGCTTGACTGTAAGTCACAAGCAGCAGGTTGGTATCAGTCTCCACTTGAAACACGCGATACATCAGACACCAGCAGGATCGGCAATCACCACTGCATTCGATTCCGGTGCAGTGACAGCGCCGGATGAATTGGTGGCTGTGACTGTGCACGTCGCCGATTTGCCAATATCATCCGGTACGATGATGGTATAGTCTGCAACCTCGGTGGCGGCGCCAACATCCGCACCATCCAGCTTCCACTGATAGACGTACTCGGCAGGATCACCGCCCCAGTTGCCCATCGTGCAATTCACCACGGCGCCGACCTGTGATGCATATGGTACATCGACGTTGACTGGCGGAACGCCTGTGGCGGCGTCGGCACCGATGCTTTGCACCCAGTACGTGTCGTCGCCATCCAAGAACACCTGACCGCTGTAGATGCCATTGGCTTCGTCGATGACTTTCGTGACGATGAGAGGGAAGATGTCGCCTTCCGTCACATCGCTGCCGCTGAAGCCCCGTGCATGTGGAAACGCCATGCGGGCTTCTTTGCCACTGCTGGTACGGCGGCGTGCTGTGATGTCTTTGGCGTCGTCAGCGGTGAGTTCGTACTCCACGATGGCGCCGAGTGCCGGTGCGGCTTGTGTGCCCGGTGACAGCGAGCGGCGAGCGAGTGGACGGCGTGCAACCATGTTAAAACTCCTTTCGTATATAGCGGTTAGTAATTTGGAGAACAGTTATGCTGCACCCCAACGCGACACACGGAGACTCGTCCAATCGTACCAAGACACCTGAACTGAATGCCTGGAACAATATGATGCGTCGCTGCTATACCATCACCAATCCAAGATATCATGCTTACGGAGGGCGCGGCATCCTGGTATGTAGGCGGTGGTTTAACTACGTGAACTTCCTCGCTGACATGGGCAGACGACCATCATCATCTCATTCACTTGAGCGACGCGACAATGATGGACACTACACACCGGACAACTGCCTTTGGGCAACAGCACACGATCAGATGATAAACCGCCGTGGTTCATTCTATGCAACCTACCAAGACGAACAATGGCCATTGTCAGAGTTGGCAGTACATCTCGGGGTTCCAGCCAACACGCTCCGCTTCCGCATACTGAAAGGATGGTCGGAGGATCAGTGGGGTCGTGCTGTGCGTCCTAAGTGGCGTTAACCTCCTGTGTAGATACCAGGTATCACAGGTTCCGCAAAGCATCGACAGTTCCAGATGCTGCCAGGGTGTGCGCGGATGCCTTTCGGATCAGCGATAGGTG